GACCACTTCTGGCACGTCCTAGCTCTAGCACTAGGCGGCAGGACGGTAGCGGAGTGGAAGGCATCCATGACGCAGACGGAGTTTGAATCGTGGGTTGAGTTCTACATGGATCAGCCGTTTGATGATGCGCATCGTTACCAGAGGCCAGCCGCTCTGGTAGCGCATTCCATGACGGGTGGAGATATGGACGACAGGCTCACTTGGCTTCGCGGTGGGCGGGGTCTGATAGAGGGCGGGTCGGCAGACGAGCGTTTCTCGGAAGCTGATTTACGTTCGTTTGAAGCGCTTGGTCTGAACATGAAGCGCAAGAAATAGAGTTATTGGGCTTGAATCACGCCGTCTTCGGGCGGCTTTTTAATCGGGTGATGGTATGGCAACTGCCGGAAGCATCGTTGTAGACCTTATCGCTCGCACGGGTTCCTTTGAAACGGATATTCAGCGAGCCGGTAAGCGACTACGCAGTATCGAGAAGGATGCGAAGGTAGCATTTACCGCTCTGGCGGCTTTGACCGGCGCGGTGGCGGCTACGGCATTTACCGTTTTCATCAGTGAGACGATACAGGCAGAAAAAGAGCAGGCGCAGCTTGCAGCCGTGCTCAAGTCAACGGGTGAGGCCGCCGGATTCAGCCGGAAGGCACTCAACGATATGGCGTCGTCCATGTCGTCCCTGTCCACGCTGTCTGCCGGGGAAATCAATCAAGCCCAAACGACGTTGCTTGCCTTTACCGGCATTGTGGGTGACGAGTTCCCCAAAGCTCTACAGGCCGCTATTGACATGTCGGCGCGTACCGGCATGTCGGTGGTTCAAGCTGCAGAGACAATTGGCCGAGCGCTGGACGTGCCTTCTCAGGGCTTGTCTTCCTTGAGTAAGCAGGGCTTTCGATTCTCCGAAGACCAGAAGAAGCTAGCGGAGCGACTCGAAGCCACAGGCAAAACCGCTGAGGCGCAGGCGATAATTCTGGATGCATTGGAAGAGTCCTATGGCGGCGCGGCAAAAGCGGCCAGGGATACGTTTGGCGGCTCCGTCATTGCCCTTCGGAATCAGCTTAACGACCTGATGACTGGCGATGAAGGCAGTCTTGACGGAGCCAAAGACGCGGTCAATCGGTTGACCGACACGTTAAGCAGCGAAGAAACGCGGCAGGCGTTTGGCGACTTCGTCCAACTCATTGTGGATGCGACAAACTCGTTTGCTCGGTTTATGACCGTGATTAACGAAGGGTCGTTTTGGGGCTGGGTGCAGACTTCTGGCGCCGATGCGAGGAATGCGGAAGCGGAGATTGCAAGGTTAGAAAAGAGTCTGGAGGGGATAGCGGAGCGGCGCAAAGGTATCGCGGAGTCGTGGGTGCCAGAGGCATCATTCATTGATACCAAGATATTGGATGCTCAAGAAGCCTCCATACGGGAAAAGCTCAAAACGTTGCGCATCATCGCCAAGCAGAACCGGCAAGATGTAGAGAAAGAATTCGGTTATCTCGGGCTGCTTGACGACAATATCCCGATGCTCGGGAACAACATTATCCGACCGCCTTCACCTGGCGGCGGCAAGAAGGGCAAGAATAAAAAACCGGAGCGCAATTACATTGCTGCAGACCTCGAAGAAATGCTGATTCGCCTTGGTGAGCTCGACGAGCCTATCAACGCGATGGAGATGCGATTCGAGGAAGCCACAGACAAGATGGGCGAGTTCGCCGTCCAGGCAGCCCGAAATATTCAGCAGTCCTTAGGTGACGGTCTTTACGACATTCTGACCGGTAATTTCAAGGACATTGGCGCACGTTTCGGGGAAATGATCACGCGCATGGTAGCGGATGCAGCCGCCGCAAATCTGGCTAGTGCGCTGTTCGGTGATTTTGACAAGTCCGGGCAGCTCGGCGGATGGGTCGGAAGCCTTCTCGGAAGTATTTGGCCCGGTCCTTCGCAGGGAAATCTCACGGGAGGCAGCTTATCCGGCGCTACGTGGGGACCAAATTTCACCTTCGCTTCGGGTGGCTTTACTGGCTTTGGAGGCAAATAGGAACCAGCCGGGATTGTTCACCGGGGCGAGTACGTACTGAACCAAGAGGCAACCAAGCGGATCGGGGTCGGAGTACTAGACCGCATGAACCGTGGCTATGCCAACGGCGGGTTAGTGGGTGGCTCGGCTCCCGTTAAGTCGGATGCCGGAGTCGTCGTGAACATTACGAATCAGGGTCAACCTGTGACAACCGCTGAACAGCCCCGCGTCACGATGGATGCAATGGGGCGAATGGTGATTGATGTGATGATCGCCGACCTGCAGAAAAACGGACCCTATGCGCGTCAGTTACGTGGAGCGATGGCGTAATGGCTACTTTTCCTAGTTACGCCAAGGTTCTTTTGGCTGGGTTCACGGAAGAGCCCGATTACGGCGTGCTGCGTACCCAAATGGATGATGGGTTGGCAAAGCAGCGTCCCCGCCGTAGCAAGCCCATTGTCACGCGAGACGTGCAGATTTACGTGAAGGACGTATCGGACAAAGCCAGCTTCGATGGTTGGATTGCAAGCGATCTGAACGGCGGTACGGGTTGGTTCACATGGACCGACCCGCTCGATAGTACGGCCAAACAAGCCCGGATCGTAGGGGGCAAATATCGCTGGTCTAGTCCGGGCAGGGCGTGGATAGCTGAATGTCAGATTGAGACAATCGGATGACGTACACAACCAAAGCCAAGCGAAACCTTCACGCAACGAGCGCGGAGGAACCAATACTCGAGCTAATCGAGATTACACACCCAGATCTGTCTGTGCCCGCTCGGTTTGTCAACGACACGCAGGACATTACGTGTCAGGGAAATTTGTTTTATGCGACGGCATTCAGGCTGACCAAACCGGATGATGTCGACCAGCAGACCCCACAGGCAAAGCTGGCCGTCGATAACGTGGGCCGTGAGCTAACGCAGTGGCTAGAGGTCAGCAACGGCGGCAAAGGTGCAAAGTGCCGGATCATGGCTGTGCTTCGCTCAGAGCCCAATACCTTGCAGTTTGACATGACGCTCGACCTCACAGGTCTGACGATCAACAACTTTGAGGTAGCCGGGATGCTCGGCTTTCAGAACACGCTCATGCAGCCTGCCGTGACGGTCCGGTATGACCCGCTGACTGCTCCAGGGCTGTTTTAGCGTGATAGCATCACCTTACATAAAAAAGAGGGGGATGCTATGCGGCAAGTTGTGATTGGGGTTCTGTACCTGGTGATAGGAGCTTCGCTGGCTTTTGCGGCGACGATGGCCTATTCGCTATATGAACTCTGGGAGTTAAAGCTTCAAATCGGTACGGTTCGGATTACGGCGCTTTCAATCGCTGGTGCGATTGTGCTTGGCGCTGGGCTGCCTTATTGCATGATTCATTATCTGCGAAAGAAGTAGCCCTTCAATAATACATTGGGTTCGATTTAGCCCCGCTTCGGCGGGGTTTTTTATGGGCGCTCGGAATGCATTGGTCTGACAAGTACGTAGGTGAACCCTACGTTCCGGAGTCTGGCGATTGTGCCGCGCTGGCAGAGCGTGTGGCGCATGAAGAGTTTGGCAAGACGATAGGTTTGCCGACCTCCCATGCCTCGACCTACCGGGATCAGGCGAAGCAAATCATGGAACTTCGCGACGACTACGCCGAAAAGCTGGACGCGCCGCGAGACGGCTGTCCGGCTCTTTTTGTGGGTAGAGGGCAGCTTTGTCACATCGGTGTCATGTGCTGGATTGCTAACGAGTGGTGGGTATTGCATGCGGATCAGTCGGCAGGTTTCGTGATTCGTCAGAGGCTGCGTGACATGACTCAACTGCACTGGAAGCTGGAAGGCTGCTACGAATGGAAATGACTGATAGGCCATCGCTCGTCGTCCATCCTCACGCGCTGGTGGGCGATGGCACAGTGCAGGAAACCGCCGCATTTCTCCCTATGGAGACGCTTGGCGACTACATCAAGCGCACGGGCGTCATCGTGCCTGCTGGCCCTGTCGCAGTCTGGCATAACGGGCATCGGGTGCCGGATGCGTTGTGGCGTCGATTGATCCCAAAAACTGGCGATCAGATCATCATCCGGGCGCGTGTACTTGGTGGTGGTGGCGGTGGGAAGATTCTACGCACGGTAGCGATGATCGCGCTTGTGATCGTGGGGAATGTCTACGGTGGAGCCCTTGGCACAGCGCTTGGCTTTACCGGAAAGATGGCCGTTGGCGTGGGTACTGCGCTCATTATGGTCGGCGGCACGTTGATGATCAACGCCCTTATTCCTCCGCCCACTCCCACAGCCGCGGAACTAGGCGACGGCGGCAAGTACGAAGTCAGCCCTACCTACGCGATCAGTGGTGGCCGAAACAGGATGCGTCCTTGGGAGCCGATGCCGCTGATCTTTGGACGTCACAAGATCGTGCCGGACTTGGGTGCCAAGCCGTTTGCGCAGCAGGTCGGGGACGATCAGTACTTCAATCAGGTATTCAACTTTGGACTGCAGGCCGGGTCTATATCGCTGACCGATTTCAGGATAGGCGACACGCCAGTCAATAACTACCAAGGGGTGCAGTTACAGGCGTCGAGTACGGACGGCAAGGTATCGATGTTCCCCGGCAACGTCGATACCATCCAAGGCTTCGTGTTGGAGTCCGGGGTTGTTAACTCGCGCACTACGCCGCCTGACACTACGTATATAAGCGTTGATCTCGCTGCTTCACTGTTCTACATCAACGATCAGGGGGGCATTAATTCCCGGACGGTAGAACTACGTGTTCAGTACCGTCCTGTCGGTGGCGCGTGGGTGGATATCGGCACGCTTCAGGATGCAGTCTACGCCACGCACTACTGGTCGCTGGAGTTTTACGACTGGACAGGTGCTCTGGTCCAGTATACGTATGGCTCTACAAATCAGGCTGACCACTACAACGGAGAGCCGGGGCTGATTAGTCCTGGGGACGGTTGGTCCAGCCCGCCTGTTTACGGCCAATGGAATTGGCGTCCTCACCCTCACTCTATGGGCAGGCCGTGGCAGGGAATCGCACCAGACCCACTGATCGGGCACAGCTCTAGTCCCGGCGTAAGGATGACCGGCTCGCGCCAAGAGCCAACACGTACACAAGTTGCGTGGTCTGTCGCGAAGGGGCAGTACGAAGTTCGCGTCTGGAAAGTAACGGGTGACATCAAGACCTCTCGCGAATCAAACGAGACGGCAGTAAGCCAAATCCTCGCGTACCAGACTGATTCGGCGGATTACTCCGGCCAACTTCGGGTTGCGCTGCAGATCAAAGCGACTGGTCAATTAAACGGCTATGTGGACGAGTTCAGCGCGATTGCGCAGCTTAACTGTCCGGTCTGGAATGGTTCATCGTGGGTGTGGGCGGCCACACGGAATCCGGCGTGGCAGTTCCTCTGGTTTGCGCGGGGCAAATACGATCCGGGCACTGGCAACCGCGTCTACGGTGCCGGACTTGCAGACTCACAGATCGACATTGAAGCGATCAAGGCGTGGGGTCTGTGGTGCGACTCTAAGGGCTTGACCTTCGACTACGTATTGGATCGCAAGATGAGCAGTGCCCAGGTCTTGCAGATGATTGCGCGGGCAGGCCGGGCCTCCCCGACATGGCAGACAGGGAAGCTCGGGGTCATTTGGGACGCGGCTGATCTGCCTGTCACAGCAATGTTCGGTCCCTTCAACATCAAGGCCGGTTCGTTCAAGGTCGATTACATCAGCGAAGGCACGGCTGACGAGATCGTGCTGAACTTCATCAACCCGAGCCGTAATTGGCAGATGGACGAGGTGCGGGTAAGGGTTCCGGGCGCAACGACGACGAACAACCCACTGCAACTGGACCTCGAGGGCTGCGCGAACGTCACGATGGCAGGGCGCGAGGCGAATCTGCTTGCCGCGTCTCAGGTCTGGCATCGTCGCCGCGTGTCGTGGGAAACCGATATTGAAGGTTGGGTCGCCAATCGCGGTGATGTAGTTCAGATCAGCCACGACCTTACGGTATGGGGCTACTCAGGCCGCATGTTGGGGCGCTCTGGCAACACGATCACGCTCGATAAGTTCATTCCCTCCGGTGGTTCGGGTACGGCCATGATTCGTGGCCCGGAAGGGCAGATGAAGACCGTTACGGTCAGTTCTGCGGTCGGTGATGTGGATACGTTCACGATCACTAGCGACATGACCGGCTTCCCGCTTCCCGGTGATACAGGGTACGAGGACGTTCCGGTAGTTGATTGGGCGTGGTTCTTCGATCCGTTGTCCACTCCCGGCCGCCGATTCAAGATCGTCGCTGTCGAACCCACAGAGGACGGCGTTAAGTTCCAGGCGATTGACGACGATCCGGGCTATTACGCCAGCGAGACGAACCCTTACCGCTATACGCCGCCGCGAGACGGGGCGCTGCTGTCCGGGGTGGTGTTCGCTATCACATTCTCGGATTCAATCGCTAATGTCCAGGCTGACATTATCGATGTGGTGATTGGCTGGTCGATCTCGCGACAGATGCCGGTTGACGTTGCTATTTCGGTGAATGGTTCGGCACGGCAAGCAGTTCGCACTACTGAAACCCAACTGACGATCCAAGCGAAGACGAACGACCGAATCACGGTGACAGTCACTCCGAGGCCGACTATGGGCGGCGCTGGTAAGCCATCTACTCAGACATACATAGTGCAGGGGCTAGTGTCTCCACTGCCTGCGTTAGAGGGTCTGACCAACGTATTCCGCGACGGTCTGACAACGCTTGTTTGGGATCGGGTAATGGACGTTCGCCAGCCTGAGTACGAAGTGCGTATCGGTGCGTCGTGGGGGAATTCGCGGGTCGTCGGTATCACGCCGATGCCTGAGGCTCTAGCTGTGGGAAATGGCCTGTATTGGGTGGCCGCACGATACGCCTTTAAGGGCACAGTCGTATACGGTCAGCCGGACAGTCTATCGATCAGTGGTGCGACGCTTGTTCGCAATGTGATTATCCAGCAGAACGAAGCCCCGGATTGGTCAGGCACCTTCACTGGTGGGGCGATGGCCTATGAAGGGATGCTGACCCTTGCCCCACAAGGAGACATTCTCGCAGTAGATGATGTTCTCGCCCTTCAGGACGTGCTCTGGTACGGCGGTCCTGCTTCTAGCGGAATCTACACCAACGATGTGTCGGAGCAGGTAGATATCGGCTACATCACGCCGGTTCGGGTGGACTTCGACCTGAATGTCATTGCACGAAATATCACCGCAGACATTCTGACGGCACCCGACATTTTCGAGGTTGACGACATTCTGAATGGGTCGGACCTCCAACACATTTCTGTCATCCCGCAGATTCGACATGCGCAGTCAGTAGGAGATTGGACCGAGTGGCGACCCTACGTACCCGGCTTGATCAACGCCCGGTACTTCGATGTGCGGTTGGTTCTGTCTACCGACGATCCGCTAATCATCCCTTACGTCACGAAGTTCGAGTGGTCGATAGACGTTCCCGATCTGATGCAGCAGGACACGGAAATCACGGTTCCTTCTGCCGGTCTGCGTGTGACCTATCCGAAAGAGTTCCACACCGACGATGCCAGCCCACAGATCACGATCTTCGATGCGGTCAACGGGGATTGGGCAAAGCTCACCAACACCGACCGGACCGGCTTCGATATTCAGATTCTTAACGGAAACACGCCCAAAGAGGGCGTCATTAACTGGATTACTCAGGCTTACTAGGAGTAGCTATGCGATCTCAACTCGAAACGACGCCGCCGTATTCCGGCGCGGATATGGTGGCTGATGCCAATGATGCATTCCAGACCATTGCTACGGACTTCGCTGGTGCGACCGATCCTGCCGCGATGGCTTGGCCGTATGCGACATGGGCAGACACCGGGAACGGCCTGTTAAAGCGCCGCAACGCCGCGAATATGGACTGGGTGGTAGAAGCACCCTTACTTGCGAGAAGCGCGTTCGCGGCGACACATTCTGGCTCGGGGCAATCTATACCCGCGTCGACGTATACGAAAATAAACCTAAGCGTCGCTTACTACGATTACAACAGCGAATTCAACACTAGCAATTCAAGGTTCACAGCAAAAATAGATGGCGTCTATCACTTTGACGCGACAGCCAATATAAGTGCGGCAAGCCAAGTGGAGAACGTCATTTCAATTTATAAGAATGGCGTCGAACACTTATGGACTTCGGTTCCGTCTTCCACCCTGCATCTGCGATCTAGCCCGATGTGTTCGGGGGATATTGTCTTATCGGTCGGAGATTACGTCGAAATGTACGCATTCTCTTCAGTTGCTGGTTCGACCGCTTCGCAAGTGTCGCGAACCTGGCTTTCAGGACATCTGGTGAGGGCACTGTAATGCTAGAAAAAATACTTGCAATTTATCCGAGCCTGGGTGCAGAAGACTTCGAGCCTGGTGGAACCATTCGCCTGCAGGACGATGGCAGCGGCCCTTACATAGCGGCATGGGGTCATCCAGATTTGCCAGCACCTACTAAACAGGAACTCGACAGCGTTGGGCACAAGGCGAAGCAGAATCTGCTAATGGCCGAGGTTACGGTCAAACGGTGGGCAGTGATGACGGGCGGCCTGACGCTCCCGAGCGGTGTTGCTGTAGGCACTTCGATTGATGACCAGAACCGTATTACGTCCGTTGTCGCGAACGCGGAGTTTGCTGGTCTGACTGATGCGGATGAAGTGGATTTCAAGGCTGCGAGTGGATGGGTGCGAATCACCATCGGGCAGGTCAAAGAGATCGCCGGGGTGATCGGGCAGTTCGTGCAGGCTTGTTACTCGGCAGAGCGTCAGCATCATGAAGCCATTGCGCTACTCGATCCGGGTGATTTCGATACTTACGACCTAGAGGCGCACTGGCCGCCAACTGACCTCACAGCCGCCGAGTAGCGGCTTAATTTTCGCCTGCCCTCTCCGGAGGGCTTTTTTTACGCCCAAGGGAATGACATGAACGAGGAACAGATCGCTGTTGCTAAAGCCGGAGCAGCTTGGAGCGGGGTAGGACTAGCCAAGCTACTTAGCGCGGCAGGCATCAATTCATGGGGCGATTTCGCGGCCATGTGCGCGGCGATCTATTCGCTGTTCCTGATATTCGACTGGCTTAGAAAGAAATGGAGGTCTCGCAATGAAGCTGATACCTGAAGCAAAGAAGTGGTGGCGCATGTTCAGCGTGCAGGCCATGCTCGTAGCCGGAGCAATCCAGGGCGCATACATAGCGCTGCCTGCCGACATGCAAGCACTGATACCCGATAACTGGATGCGAGTTATTACGTTCGCTGTGTTGGGCCTGGGGGCTGTGGGCCGATTGATCGAGCAACCAAAGGTGCACGAATGACCCGGCTCCAATCAGCGCTTCGATGGATCCTAAGTCTCTTCACTCCGAAATCGGAGGAAAGAACGGACGAAATCGGAGTGTCGCTCGTATCTCCCGAAGGCATCAAGCTGTTGAAGTACTACGAAGGGCTGTCCCTGACTGCCTACAAGGACATTGTAGGCAAGTGGACGATTGGTTACGGCGATACAGAGAACGTGACACCCGGCATGGTGATTACCGAGCAGGAAGCCGAGGACAGACTTCGCAGGCGGCTAGAGCGTGACTTCATCCCCGGCGTCACTTCTTCCCTTGATCGCTCCCCGCGTCAATGCGAACTCGATGCGCTGGTTTCACTGGCCTACAACATCGGCGTTGCAGCCTTTAAGCGTTCGACTCTGCTCAAACGGTACAACGCGGGCGACATTCAAGGTGCCGCCGATCAGTTCTCGGTCTGGCATTACGCCGCCAAGAAATCGATCAAGGGGCTTCGAAAGCGTCGGGCAGCCGAGCGCATGCGGTTTCTTGGCGCTGATGCAGACTCAGCCATCAACGTGGGGGACAACACGCCATGATCTGGCAACGAATCTGGCCCTACCTCGCCCTAATCGCCGCAGCTTTTGCGGCTTTTTTTGGCATTCGACAATCGGGGAAGGCGGCAGGGAAGGATGCAGCTCGGCGCGAAGTCGAGCAAATCAATCGCAAGGCGAGGGAGACAGCACGCAATGTTGAGCATGAAACAGCTTCTATGTCTGACGACGCTATCACTGACGAGCTTATGCGTGACTGGGTGCGCAACAGTCAAAAGCGGTAACTACTGCGACGTTGCCAGCCCGATTTACTTCGACTCTGAGCAGCAAGTACGCGAGACGCCGCCGTCCATCCAAAGGCAGGTGCGTGACCATAACCGCAAGTGGAGCGAACTGTGCAAGTAATCGACCCAAGAATCAAAGAGTGGGCCACCGAGCGTCAGCGTGAGTACATTGATGCCGTAAACAAGCACGGGAGCAACCAAAAGGCGGCAGAGGCATTAGGGCTCAGTCGTCGCACGGTGGACAAGGGGATCAACCTCGCCAAGGCCGCCGCAACTAGAGCAGGATATTCTTCGGAGCAAGCCTCGCGTAAGACAGCAGAACCTCGACTTGGCCCCAAGATCCTTGTTCTGCCAGACGTACAGGCAAAGCCCGGTACCGATTTCGGCTACCTTGGCAAAATAGGGCAGTACGCGGTGGATAAGCGCCCCGATTACATAGTCTGCATTGGTGACTTTGCAGACATGCCGAGTCTGTCATCCTACGACCGGGGCAAAAAATCATTCGAGGGTAGGCGATACAGGGCAGACGTAAACGCGACGCATGATGCGATGGAGGCGTTTCTAATGCCCATCGTTGAGCATAACCGGAGGGCTACTAAGGCGGGCAAGCCGGAATACCAGCCGAAAATGATCATGACGCTTGGCAACCATGAGCATCGTATCGTTCGGGCGGTGGAAGACGACGCCAAACTTGACGGCGTTCTGTCGGTGGATGACCTGGCCTACAGTGCCTACGGCTGGACTGTATACCCATTTCTCGAGGTCGTGGAAATCGAGGGGATCGCCTTTTCGCACTACTTCCAGACCGGCGTAATGGGCCGACCTGCAACCAGCGCACAGGCTCAACTCAATAAGAAGCATCAAAGCTGTATTGCAGGCCACCAGCAGGGCTTACAGATTGCCACAGGTTTTAAGGCCAACGGGCAGATGATCACCAGCATTATTGCCGGGTCGTGCTACGAGCATGACGAGGATTATTTAGGCCCACAAGGCAATAAGCACTGGCGCGGGTTTCTGATGCTGCACGACTGTCGGGATGGTTCGTTTGACCCCATGTTTGTGTCGCTGAACTATATAAACCAGAGGTATTGACTACTTCCGACCTGCCTTGCGTAGCTCGTCTCGAAGCTCCGCACGTAGCTGGTCATCTTCTTTGATGCACGGCTCAATCTGCATCATTTCCCACAGGCTTTCCCCGATCTGGTCGGCGTGATCGTAGCCGGTGCGCTTTAGCTCCATATACTGCCGCGCCTTCAATACGATGCTGCGAAGGCGTCTTATGTCATGCAAAAGTCGCCATACGTCCGCGTTTCGGCGGTGGCCGTGCTGAATCTCGATCAGTTCTTCTCGGGTCAGGGGCGGTGGCGTCTTCATGGTGATACTGTATATAAATACAGTATTTTAAACACAAAAAAACCCGCACTTGGCGGGCTCTTTTAATCTAGCTTGGCGGCAATCTCTGTGGCAGACTGTCGGTAGTACACCATGAGGCTACGCGGATCGCGGTGTCCCACCATCTTCGCTAGCTCCAATATGTCCAGCTTCTTAGATAACCGGGTGAGGGCGGTAGCTCTTGAATCGTGGAATGTTGGGCCAGTGACACCGGCCAGATCGCGGCCCTGGCGGTAATAGGTATCCAGCAGGGCAGAATTCAGGGTAAATACGCGCTCTTCATCGCGGCCCCTCATGTTCTCGATCAGATCAATGGCCTTGCGCGACAGGGGAACGTCTCGGGCGTCTCCATTCTTGGTTTTCGGTAGCCGAACAATTCGTCTGTCTAGGGCTACATGTTCCCAACGCAAGCCGATTAACTCCCCGGCTCTCATGGCCGTCTCTAGGGCAAGCAGTAGGGCAACCGCCGTCTCTTGGCGTTTGTCGGCAGGTGTGCCGCCTTCATAGCCTAATGCCTCAACAATGCGCTCGACCTGCCCATCCTCAAATATCACATCACGCGGCGGGGATTCCTTGGGCTTTGTGACTTCTGCCCAAGGGTCATGATCGACATAGCCCCATTCCCCTTTTTTCGCCTGCCTCCATACGGCTCGTAACGAACCGATTTCCCGCAGTACGGACGAGGGCTTGACGGACTCCAGCCGCCTATCTCGCCATGCCGCAAGGTCGGTCGGGCCAATGTCCTGCATCACCATCGCGCCGAGGTTGTCGCGCTGTACGGCCCTCAGCCTCAATATTTCCTTGTCGCCGCTTGCCTTGGTGGGGCTTATCTCTTTGATATAGCGATCTAGTACGTCCGTCAGCTTCCAGCGGATGACCTTTCCGGCTCTCATGTTGGAAATTTCGGATTCGCGTTTGGCGGCCCATTCCTGCGCTTCCCGCTTCGTCGGGAATGTGGCGCTGTCGCGAATGCCTTTTTTGGCAATCTCTGCTCGCCAGCCTTTGCCTGATTTCCTAAATGATGCCATTCGATTCTGTGCCCAGGTTTACTAGCCTTCGGCCAGTTCTGCCTCAGTTATTCCCACCTTGCCTACTATGTTCAGAATCGGAGAAAATTTCCGGATATACATACGTTCGAGCCTATTTAGTTCGGATTCCTCGCAGGCAATGACATTGATCTTGTCGAAAGCCTTGGAATCGAGATGCCGCCTGATTCGGGCATATACATTCTTAGATTGCCCAACGTATACAACCATGTCGCCCTTGATCAGGAAATATACCCCGCTAGTTTGCGGAATAGGCACAGCGGTGCCCACGATCTCGGCAATCGAGTATTCCCCTGTTGCTTGAAGAAATCTATGCTTTCTGCTCGCTAGGCGCTTTGCTTTATCAGCAAAGCGCTTGGATAGTTTCAGTTCAGTTTCTCGTTCCTCTGCCCATGATTCGGCATCGAACTTGTTTTTGAAAACCGCGGATTCGCGTACTCCGCCCACATATATATGTGCGCGCCACCCACCGCTGTACTGGACTATAGAAGCCATTTTCATCCCCCTGCAGAGGCCAAGCCATTCTAGCCGGGCCGATTTGCGTAATCAAGCCCGAAGAATTGCGTAATAAAGTTGGCAAATAAGTTGGTAGTGCGTGGAAAATGTGGATTTTGGAGTGCCTGCAGGCACCGCCTACGCACTATGAACAATTGCGTAAGTTTGCGTAAGTTGGGGAGTGTGTGGAAGGTGGGGTGGTGCCCCCCCCGTGAGTCGAACACGGCACCAACGGATTATGAGTCCGCTGCTCTAACCAAGCATGAGCTAGAGGGGCAAGCTGGCAATTATGACATAAAAATGGTGAGCGGGCAGCCGCTTTGGGCGCGCAAACGCTTGCTGACAGCGCCTGTCATCACGATATGCTAGGGTATAAAGACACTCGTGGCGAAGGACTTGGGCGCTGCCCTTTTGACCGGTCACGATTTATCCAGAACGAAACCGGCCATTGCCGCCGATATCGAGGAGAGATTCGATTGAAACGTTTGCTTTTTCATGCTCAGCAGCTGCACCAACGGCGCATGAGCGTCTTTTGGTTATTGCCCAAGCCACTTAGCGAGGACGATGAGTCCGCGCTGGGTCAACTGCGTCTGAAGTCTTTGCCCGAGCACGAAGATCGTCCACGCACCTTACGCGAAATGTTCAGCGATTTGGAGTACGACGAGAACGAGCGCCCGGGCTAA